CAATTCGTTGTTTCTCACCCTCAGAAAATGATGCATAATTAAATGAATCCCGATGCCGAGACCTGATGGTTTCATTAAAATTTTCATCCAAATGAAAGGCAACAAAAAAATCTAATGTTTGTAAATATTGATTGATTAATCTATTCATTACTGGAAGATATTGTTTGACAACTTTAGTTTTAATTCCAGTATCTTTTAGCATTTCTCCTATCACTTCATTATAGGTTCTTTCTTCGACATATTTTATTTTGCTTTCTAGAGTTTTAGCTTTACTCTCTCTTAACTCATTTAACTCTTGTGAAGCAATATTGATATCTCCTTTTTGATTAGACAATTGATCAATTTGTTTCTGAACTTTGTCAATCTCTTTTTGCAATATTGATATTGAATCATTATTAGAATTGATTTTGTTTTGTCTTTCTCTTAAAAGCTCTAAGCCTTCTGATATAGATGTTGTTATTCTCGAGAATTCAGATAATTTTCTTTGTAAATCATCTTTTTCTTCTTGTATTGTTTTTGCGCTTAACTTTATAGATTTAATTTTAGAAGACTTTTTCTCTTTTGTAATTTCTTGATCACATGTTGGACAATTATCATTATCTTCATAAAATCTAGACTCTGTTACTAAATCTTTAATCTTATTATTTAATTGCATATCATGAGATTTTATATTTGATACTTGATCTAATTGTTTAGAATATGATTTTTCTTCTGATGCTACAGAAGCTGTTAAATTTTTTCCTAATTTTTTAGAATCATTAAATAAATTTTTAATTTCTTTTTTATGCTCTAATATAGAATTTCTTTTTTGATTTATCTGATCTTTATTGATTCCTCTTAGATCCTTTATATACTTCAATTGAGATTGGGTTTTAGTACTAACAAGATCAAGTTTATGATTTATATCTGACAATTGATCTCTTATATTTGCATTGCGCTCTTTTAGTAATTGATTCATCTTAGAAAAGATGTTTATGTCAAGAAGATCTTCAATGACTTGTCGACGCGACCAAGCAGGTAACTGCATAAAAGGAATAAAAGAAGAACTTCCAAGAACGACAATCTGATGAAAGGATTTATGATTGAGTTTAAGTATATTCTGTTCAAGAAATTTTTGATAATCTCTTGCATTTGATGATTGATTGATAAGATTGTTGTTTTGATATATTTCAAACTTACCCGGCCTGATGCCTCTATGGATTTTAAAATGAGAACCTCCTATTTCGAATTCCACTTCGACTACACAACGTTTTTTATTAACTGAATTTATTAATTGATCTTTCTTTATATCTCTATGGGATTTTCCAAAAAGACCAAAAGAAAGAGCGTCTAATAGCGTTGATTTGCCTGAGCCATTTGAGCCTATGATTAACGTTGTGGGATCTTTATCTAATTGGATTTCTATAAATTCGTTTCCGGTGGAAAGGAAATTCTTCCACCTACATGATTTAAATTGGATCATACTACCTCAAGATTTTGAGCTTCAGTATATAGCTTTCTTAATTTTACTTTTATGTGTTCTTTGTCTAGGTCTGTTTCTACTGCTTCGACGTATGAGTCTAAAAGTTCAGCAGTATCCTCTAGTGACACCTTTTCATCTTCTATGCTATTACCAAGAAATTCTTCGAAGTTCTCAGCTATTTTTAGTTCGTAAGTTTCTATATTTTGTAATCGATCCATTAGGCGATCGAACATATAAAGGTCGTTTTTGTTTAATACAATGATCTTTATAAACTTTCTTTCAAATTGTTTTAAGTCTATATTATTATAATCCATTTTTTTATCATCATAGACAAACTTTTTGAATATGGTAATAGGGTTACGTACGGGCGTGAGCTCGCGCGTACGTGTGTCTAATACATGAAAGTATTTTGGATCATCTACATCTGCCCAGGTGAACTCCATTTGAGCTCCTAGATAATGTACATTGCCTTGAGATGATTTAGTGTGGAAATGTCCTGAGAGTACTGTTTCAAATCTTGAAAATATATCTGCATTCATTCCATGTGGATTGGTAATGCCGGGCATCATATCAAATCCTTTTAATTCTAAATGAGCTCCAAGAATATCTGCTTTACATTTTAAAATAAAGTCTGTGTATTCATTATAGTTTCCATTATTAATCCATGGAATAACTGCGACTCCAAGTCCATCATAATCCAACACAGTAGGTTTCATAATAATATTTACATTACTGGTAAAATACCCTAACAGTTCTTTGAGGCTACAAAGTTCGTTGGTGTTTTTGTAGAACACGTCATGATTTCCGGGTATAATATCCATGGTAATCCCTGCATCACGCATAGGCTCAAGAAAATGCTTACGATTAGCATTAAGCGCTTTAAAGTTAACGAACTTCCTGTGTTCATAATAGTCTCCTAGGTGCAGGATATTTTTAATATTGTGTTCTTTTAGATACGGAAAGAATATCTCATTATAGAATCTCTCTTGGTATTTTAAAAATATATCTGACGAATTTCTGACACCGCAATGTGAGTCATTTAATATAACCACAAGCATATTACTTCTCCCTACATTTATCAAAATGCCATTGTTTCTTAAGAATAGCTACTTTCATAATTATCCCATAAAGAGTTCTAGTTTTCCTTTCTCTTTTTTCTTTTCTTCTTTTGCAAATTTTTTGATTGCAGTATCTTTAGTACGTATTTTACTTATACGTTCTCGTAAAGTATCAACATAGGCCATAGTTTCTGCCGCACCGGATTTGTCCATACCCATTTGAGTAAAATCTTCAATACCCATCTTCTCAATAAACTTAAGTTTAATATCTTGTTGCTTTTTCTCTTTTGCTATTCGTCTTAAGAAAGCGAAATAGCATATTTGAGTAAAGTATGAGAAAGCATTAGGCTTACCTGTACGTGTGGCTGTTTCAATTTTATAATTATTGATAGCGCGTAAACAGTTTTCTACTGCATCCATAACCATTTCTTCTCTATACGTATATCGTATGAAGTTTGGTCTATGACTTAAACCTTCTGATATTTTAATAAAACAAGTAGCAATATAATCAGTTACTATTGGAACTGGTTTATCTTTTGCCTTTGCTTTATTTGCTAGAGTGACATAATCGACTACAGCATGTGAAAATTCTTTATTATTAATATAATGTGCTTTTTTCTTTGGATTTTTTTTTGCCATTAATATATCTCCATATTATAATTCATTCTTAGTATCTATTATATCATAGTTTTGATCAAATGTAAAGGAATAAAAACTTTTTTTCAATAAAAGTGAAAATAAACCTTTACAAATGCCCGTTTTTGTGATATAATATATAAGTACCCTTGGGGGAAGGTGTATACTAAATTAGTGCAAGATCTTCTTACCTTTTTCTTCGATCGGGCCAGAATTCGGTTCTAGATCAGTCTGATAATCTTCTAGAAAGTCTTCAAACTCTTGCATGATATCTTCGTCAGATTTCACGTCAAGTTTAGGGTTTGGAAGGTTTGTCGCAGCTTTCAAGTATTCGTGCTTAATATTCTCATCAATTTCTACATGATAAACGATATGCATATTTAAGACCTTATATATTTTTTGAGATGAGAATGGAAACCAACGTTGAAATGTAAATCCACCAATGAAATTACTCAATACTCTTAATGGTCTTTCAATTACGTAACCTTCTGGATCTTTTTGCATAACATGAGCAATAATTTCTTCGCCATTTACTAGTTTAAATTGTTGTATATTTATTTTGTCTTTGGTATTCATATTTTAACCGGATATATGTTATATTTAAATTTCTCTTTAGCGTATATCTTAATTCTTTCAGCTGCATGGTTTAAAGTGTAATTCTTTTTTGTTTTCCATTGCAAATCATCAGCAATATCATATACATTAGTATTTATATCATCTCCACTTACACGAAGCCCTCTTCCTATTGATTGTAATACTCTTATTTGAGATTTTGATGGGGAAGCAAATATTAAATTATGCAATCTAACTATATTTATACCTGTCGAAAAGGTGCCAATCGACGCCACAATAATAGCATCATTTTCTTTTTCAGTAATAGATCTTATTTTTTCTCTTGTATCGACATGAGTTTCACCTGAAACATAGAACAATTTTCGGTTTTTAGATATCTTTTTAGACAATAATTCATACAACGGTTTACCATGTTTATCTACATACTGGAATAAGATAAGAGTATTTCCCTTTTGATCTAAAGCTAAGTTAGATATGAAAGTGTTTCTCGGAGTATACTTAACTATAAAATCTAATTCTTCCTGATACTTAGTCTTAGAAATTTCTTTGCGATATTCGTCTTTATATTTTAATAATAATACTGATATCTTCATTTGTGCGAGATTTTTTTGATCCATAAGTTTTTTAGTAGTTGTTACTCTATATAAAGGACCAAATAAGCCTTCTAATACTAATTGATGTGTTTGAGTACCATCTAAAGTTCCTGTTGTACCCATTCTATATTTAGCGTTAATGCATTTTTCCATTATGGCTATAAGAGATTTAGCTTTAAAGTTATGAGCTTCATCACCAATCACCATACCATAATCTTCAAACCAATTTGACTTCATCTTATGGATTGATTGCCATGTACTTATAACTATTCTTTTTTTAATGTTATATCTTTCCTTTCCTGAATATATTCTATGGCAATGTTGTATATGATTCCATGTATCTTTTGAAGAATAGTCACCAAAATCGGCATATAATTGCTCGACAAGTGATGTCGTGGGTACGATTATTAGGACTTTATTAGCAAGATTAATCTCATTTTCATCTATATTCTGCAGAAAATAACGCATTGCTAGATATATGATCAAACTCTTTCCAGAGGCTGTAGGGCTTAATAACAATGTTTTTTGCTCTGAAATGCATTGATATATTGCCCTCGTTTGATATTCCCTAGGGGTAATACCCTTTCCTTCTGCAC